CCTGCATACGTGTTTGTTCTGCTTTGGCCGCTCGAACTCGTTCTTCTTCAATTGCTAACTGAGCAAGTTTTTTATTTAGTTCAACTTGCTTGGTAGTATCTCCAGAAGCAACTGCATCCTGCATTTCTCTAGTAACTGTTTCAGTCTGAGAGTTAATGCGATCTCCATATTCACTCACATAGCCGACATCCAGGTTATGGACGCGGCCTTTCAGAGTACTGTTTTCTTGCTGGAGACCCTGTGCATAGGCAATCGCTGCCTGTTGCTGTCTTTCCGCTTCACGGGCTTTCTTGGTTAACTTGTCTATGCGCTTTTGAACTTTGGCGCTATAGTCCTCGTGTTCACCTGAATTTTCTTCGACAGCAGAAATAGCATCTTTGTCTATTTCAACTGCTACCGATCTCCCTTCAGAGGGAAGATCTACTGTATTTTGTTCTGGTTCTGGCATGGCTTTTCCCCATGTTAAAAGTGCAGGATATCTTCAGGATCCTGGATGACAGCTATTACTTCATCGTCATTTAGGATGCGAACCTCGCCGCCGTCTATCCTGAAACGAGCACCCGCATATCTCCCAAAAATTACCCAATCCTTTTCCGCGCACCACGCGCCCGTAGGAAATTTTTCTTCGTCTTTATAAGCCAAAGGTCCTACCGCAAGAACATATCCACAGACGGTAGCCACGGATTCTCTTTCGATAGTCTGGTCCGGGAGAAATACTCCCCCCTCTGTTTTTCCTTTTCCCCGGTAGGGAAGTATAAGAAGTCTCCACCCGGTAGGCTTTGGAAGCCGCTCTAAAGCACTTTCTTCCAACTTATCCGGATCTAGGATTTTTTCTTCACGCTTTATGTAAGCTTTTTCCAATGAAACAACTTTAGGTTCATCATTTTTCGCTTCTTCTAAAGAAACGGATGCATCTGCCATTAGTCTGCCTTTTCCAAGATATCTCTCAATTCTTGTCCTATATACTCCAAAGACTCTAAAGCACCAACTAATTGCTTGTATTCTTCCATATTTTTTAAATTTCCTCCCAGCACCATTCCTGTAATTCTTTGTCTTCTGTCTTCGATGGATTTAAGCAAATGCTCTGCGAGCAGGATTCCATCCATTATTTAGAAACTCCCTTATATTTCTCGAAACTCCTAAGTCCCCCCAATCCTAACATACCCAGAAGAACGGGCATCATCATGCTGAGATCAACATGGGGTAACTGCACAAGATCTCCCGTCTGCGCCATAACAAACATAGCCACAGGCTGTGCTAGATACGTGTAAAACAAAGCAAGCCCACAGGTCCATCCTATAAAAGGTCGCCATCCAGCGACGAATAGACTCCTGTGGGCTGCTTCCTGTTTGTTTACTTCAAGCTGGGCTAGATCAATTCGGGCTAGATGCTCGGTTAGTTTTGCCTCGATCTCTCTTTGTGCTTTTTCCTTTTCCTCCTTGTTCGGAAAGAAACGATCCAAAACGTCCCCTACTACGGGAAGAAGGCTAGGTAAAAGAGCAGCTATCGGCATTATTTGGAACCTCCATTAAACATGTCTCTGAGTTTGTTGGTATACAACCATAAAGCACTGATCTGCTTTTCATGCACGTCGATTTGCGCCCTTAATTTTGTTGTTTCCACAAACACATCTCTCGCTGTTATATCATCGACATCTTTACGAAGTTCCTTGACGCTGGAAGAGAGCTTCACGGCGACAACAACCAGAGCCAAAAGACCCATGACCTGTTGCCAGTAGTCTCTGATTAACGAAACTTCTGCTTCCATTAAAAACCATTGCCTATGATTTTTCGTGCATTATGACAGCAACTGCTGCCAGAGCGAGTGAGACCCAGATCCACGGCATCTGTGCGGTCAACACCCAACCACCTATTGCAGCGACACTTGCCGCCGCATAGGTAGACGGTTCTGCTAACCGTCCTTTTACCCAATGTGATACTTCATTCATAGAAGTTCTCCTTAATCATATGTATAGGATTTGCCGCGAAGCGCAGCCCCCGTACCTTTCTGAACACCTTTTCTTACTATGCCTTTTTCAGTATTAGGCGTAGCCATGTTCTTGGGTCCGTTGTAAGGAACAGTTCCCTGATCCTCGATAACTTCACCCTTGGCAATCTTGCCAACAGAAGGCTGGTTTCTTTTTGCAGCAGCCATGATTATCTCCTATTTTCTCGGTCTACGACAATAGTTTCTTTGGAATCCTGTTTCATTATCTCTCGTTCTCGTGCGGCTTGGATACGTGCTGCGGCAATTTCTTCAGTAGAAGCAATGCGTTCCTTACCAAGAGACATTGTATTGGTTGCCTTTTGTTCATCCAAAGCCAAACGAGCCTGATCGACTGCCAGTTCATTTGCATCGCGCTGTGCGCGAATCTGAAGGTCCTGTTCTTTTAGTGCAATCAATGGATCTTGCTCTCCTCCGCCACTTATTTGATTACTAAGGGCTTTTACTTCCTGCATTCCTTGAGAAATCAGTTCCGCAACCATACCCTCAATTTGTAAAACCTGTTCCTGAGTAGGTTGCTGACCTTGAAGTTGTTGCTGCATCTGTGCTGCTACTTGTTCTTTGGCACGTACAGATATGTGCTCCATAACATGCTTTTGAAGTGCCATCGTCACCTGGGGCATTGTGCCCACCATAGTAGAAGACCCAAAAACCAAATGCGCCATAATATGTGCTTCGTGGTTTTGACCTTCAAAAACAACCAAAGGTAGGTTTTCCAGCGAATCGGAGTTTTCTAGTGCCGGGTCTTTCGCCACGGGTTCGCCTTCTTCACTAGGCTTGAGAACCCCATCCACATCCTTGACCCCAATCGCTTTATACATGCGCCGGTATGCTTCATACAAATTATGAAGGTCGGGGGCGGATTGAGCGAGTTCAAGTTCTGTTTGCGCGAGGAGTACTCGCTGCGCCATCGAGAAGATGTTCGGATCAGATACAGGTATAACATCGACGCGGTCATCAAAATCCTCCGCTTTAATGGTACGTTCTGCACCTACTACATTGTAGGGATACTCAGGTGGAAGATAATCAGCAAAAACATAAGACAGAAGATAGAACTCTTCCTTCTGTGCGTAGTGCATTCTTTTGTGAATAGCCGACATGACTTTTGCACCCTGTTCAAGAAGTGCAATTGTCGTACCGACTGCTGCCTGTTGGTTGCCGTCTCCTACTTGAAGATTGGAGACGGCAGCAAACCTTTGACCCGCTTCCACACAAAAACCCATTAACTGGAATAATGTTGCATCTGCACCTTTGTAAGGAAGCAGCATCAACGCATCCCGAATTGCACCGCCCGGTGCATCCACGTCCCTAAATTCTCCCGGAGACAGCGGCTCGTCGTCGTTCCTTATACGGAGGCCCCGCGCCTTGAACCCCGCAGGGAGGTTGGACAAGGTTCCGGCGTCTATGAGCTGACGGAGAGCCGCTGTCGCCGTTCGACTCAGTCCACCAATCATATGGATGAGACCAAGACCGTAAAAACCAAAACCAGGTAAAAACTTGAAGTGAACGAAATACTGACGCTTCCTTCTGTCAGGATCGTCCTGAAGCCAGTTGCGTTTAATGCTCAGGATTTTGCCGTTGTTCTCCGAGATCGTAACAATATACGGAAGCTTAATTCCTGTGGGTTCTCCACTGGCACCTGTGTCCTCAAAGCCTGGGAGATCTAAATGGACGTGGCATTCCAGTAAGGTAATGTCAGTATCCAGATAAGTAGCGGAAATTCCACTTATCTTGTCCATCTCTTCCTGTACATCGGATGGATCCGCCTGAGTCGCGCTTACTTCAATATCCAAATAGAAACCCGCTACCTGTTTCTTCCGCAGCTCGTTCTCGGTAATTTGTATGGCGTGGGTTACGTTTTCCGCAGTTTCCAGATCAGTAGCCGTATACGGTACAATGAGCTGCTCTGCTGGAACGAACTTGCTGACTGCACGGCAAAGGGACTCGTCGTAGTACACCTTTTTGAAAGTGGAACCGGCGAGCGGTAAATAGAAAAGCATCTGGTCAAATTCAGGCGTGTACTCTTTCATTACGCAACTGATTTGATAATTCATAAAGTGGCGGACGCGCTCTGCTTGGTCCTCCACCTCTGGCGTAACTTTTCCGATGATCTCCGTCCGTACCGGACCACCGGCAGGAAGCAGTTCATTGAAAGCCTGTGCCTGAAACTGGGTGACCGCTTCCGCGAGCAGCGGATGGGTTACACCAGTGGCTCCACGAAATGGCTCGCTCCGGTCTTCATATTTAAAGCCAAGCAATTCCAGTCCCGTGCTATAAGCTTCCTCCCAATCCTTTCGGCCATTCTTGTTGGTTTCGTACTCGTCTATCAATTCCGACGCGATCTTTGACATTTCCTGATCGGACAGCACTTCCGCAAGGTTCTCGTGGAAATCGCCGGTACCTTCGCGTTCCACACGAGGGTCAAAATCAACGACTACGCCGCCGTCCTCTTCCAGTTCAATGTTAAGACCGGGGCCTTCTATAATGGCCTCTTCCTCAACGGCAACTTCCGCAGCCGCACCCTCCCCTACATCGACAGGAGGAAGCGCGTTTTTCCGTTCGAGAAGAGAAGCGGTTCCAAAATTGCTGCGTGGTAAACTGGGAGGTGCCATGCTCACGTACCCTTTGTTTTAGGTGGGGATTTACCACGGTTTTTAAGAATTACGTTACGCTTTCCACCTTTAATAAGCACGTTAGGATTAAAGGGATTTCCTTTAAGTATGGATCGTTTAATTTGAGCAGGAGTCTCACCCTTTTCAAGTCGTTTCTTTATTTGGCTTACTGTAGAACCCATGCGCTTATCAAAATCACCACTTAGAACATCGTGAAGTTGTTCGGCCTGTCCCTGAATCCATTTAGCCGTCTTTTTTACTGTAGACATGGTTATGCTCTCCTTCTATCTCTACGGAGCGGTCCAAGACTTCCAAGGCCACCGCCCATCTTATCTTTGCTGTACCAGTCCTGCTCCCGGTGCCGCTTTGACAACTCTGCCATCGTTTCGCCTTCTTCACGAACACTCATGTCTCCACGGCGTCCAAGCTCCCCGGCTACCGTGCCACGGCCCACGTAGCCACCGCCTTGTAGGCGTGGTGTTATACCCCCGTAGAGAACCCCTCTATCTCCCAGCACATTTTCACGAAAGCTTTGTTCTGCTTGGGTTGTAGGCTTCCACGGATTGGAGGTCTCACCGCCTCCGGGATAAAGTCCCCTAGTGGTTTCCCTAGCTCCCTGCAAGTCTCTATCACTATATCGTGTATGACCCATATCGGGAGACATTCTTTTGCCGGGTCCCGCTGCATACAACTCGTT